CCAGATATAGACGTGCACCACCAGGGCCCAATGGGATAGCCCCAGGGAGACCAGCAGTTGCCTATACAGCTACTGTGAGCTCATGCTTGCCGCTACATACTCCTCTGCTTCTTGCAGGGTCATGATATTGGGGAGTGCAGTACTACCATAAATACTCCAAACATCACCACCGTCGTAGCTTCTGTGTACGTCCGCCGACACCCCGGACTCTGTAGCCACCACAGACACTACCCGGTACGTAACATCCACCTGCTCAGTAGCGGGTGCCAAATGCACCCCATTCACTGTACGGGTAACTTCCACTGCTTCTCTAAGTACAAATGCCATACTATCCTCCTACGGATACTATTAGGTTACAATCTTAAGTGCATTACCTGCGGTTGCATCCATCCACACAGAGCCAATTGGTAAGCCTGTAGCGGCTGTAGGTACCTCGTTCAGTATCAGGCTACCGAGACGCTGTACCCCAACTAAGCCAGGAGTCTTACCCAGGTACGCCCGGCTGCGAGACCACACCACAGAGTTTGGATAACTAGTAGTGTCTTGTGTGTTAGGCTTAAACACTAAACAGTGGTTAGTCTTGTTGGCCATAAACATTACCGGGAAACAGTAGCTGGTCCACACCCCTTTCCGGAGCTGCACTGGGAACTGATTATACACCACCTGGTCAGCGGTATCCTGAGCGTAGTCAATTAAGTACACTGCGGAATCAAAGGCGGCGTCGTCAGCCAGCTTAGCTTCGCCCTGAATAAATCCGGGCTGGTACGCTGTAACAGTTTCCAGTGGCTGGAAGATGTTATTGTACCGTTGCGAGTAATTCCCGCGCACAGCCTCCGCCCGGCCTAGAAAGTCAGTGCTGGCTGCGATGGTCATGCCGACACCGGCGTATGATACGCTGGGCATCTTGTTCTTGGTTATGTCGATAGTACCAGAACCAACCCCCGCCGAATACGGGCTGTGCACTAGCGGGTCCCCAGCTAAGATAGCTGTACTCGGGTCCGTTAAAGTGAAGGTCACTAGTGGGTCGTTACTTACGGCACCACGCCACAGCAGCTGGCTGTCCCTGGCGGCTTTCCTGTTAAACAGTATCTTGTACGGGGTCGTGCGCGTAACGTTGTCCATGTAGCAGAAGTACTTGCCTTTGGAGATGTCCGCATACTGGATGTTATCCCCCTCAAACGTAAAGGTCTGAGGGAGCCAGCCCCCTACACTACGCATCCAGTGCGCCGGGTAGTTACCGTAGCCAGTACTGTAGTTGCCTCCGAACACAAAGTGCACTGCAGGTAAAGCCCCAGAGTAGCTATCGTACACGGGCATACCAGAGGACTCATTAGCCAGTAGAAGCTTAACGTCGCTGCTGCGCTCGTCCTCATTACCGAACTTGTTGTCTCGGACCAGGAACATCCCAGTAACCCCAGTAGGGGTCGGGGAGGTAGTAGGCACTCTAATCCAAATATTGGCGCGGTTTACACCATCACCGGTGGTGAAGAATTGCCCGAAGTCGCAAGTCTCTATCTTGTACGTCCCCGAGCCGGTCTTGGCACTGATGTGGTACTGGTTCTTGTAGAATTTGCAGTCCCGCACAACGTTGTTGTCGGAGCCATTATCCCACAGACCTATAGTACCGTCGTTGGTCCGAGCTGAGAACATGCACTTATCCACACTCCACCAGGGGCAGTCCCTGTCCGTATACCGGATGGCAACCTCTGTGTAGTCGGACATGTTCAAATCGTAGAAGCCGCGCACGTCATTAAACGAGTTTGCTGTGGCCGCCCTAAAATCAAAGAAGGATTTACCCCCTTTTAAGTACAAGTGCTCCACCCAGATGCGCCCGATTGTGCCGGTGCAAATAAAGAACTGGGCGCCGTCCACGAAGTTGATGGTACTACCCTGCCCCAGGATGGTAAAACTACCCTTATCTATAGGGGTTAAATCAGAGTACAGGTACGTGCCGCCGCTAAGTACTGCTTTTGAGTACGCGGCGAAGGTACGTTTAAACGCTGGGGCGCTGTTAACTTGCCCAGTAGGGTCAGCCCCAAACCACTCAGGGCGTACTGCTTCTGGGTGGTTTGGCCCAACCTCCCCACTTTCAGTAACAAGGACCCACTGAAAGCTCCCCGCAGCAGGAACACACACAGTACCCCCATTATCTACGGACCCATCCTTTGTTTTGGCTACATACTGGGTGTAGGTTGGGGCTAACCCCTCGGCATATTGCAAGAGCACTACACGCTCACCTGCTGCCTTTGGTACCGTTACTTTTAGTTCGTCGTAGGACTGTACGTGCGTCAAATCCCTGGGATTTACCGTAACCAGATTAACAAGGGCCATGTTTACTCTCCGTTATCGTTTCAATTCAGCCAGGGCTGATTTTACGTTATTAAATTGATTTCCAATCGCCTTAGATTGCCACTGCCTGCGCTCCCATAGGCCCCAGCACACTTTATTGCGCTGCCCGTTAATGTACTGGGAGCAGTCAAAGGTCCAGCGGTTGCTGCCCTTGTACACCCAACCTGTACCTGGGGACTTCTTCTGGTATTTGCTTATGTAACGCCAGGCCAATACAGACTTAGCTGCAGCAGCATAATCTAGTCGCTTTAAATCGGCCTTAACCTTGCTACCGCTGAATCCGGCTACACCCACGTTGTACGTAAAGTCCAGCGCACCCAGCAAAGCTACGTCAGAGAGCTGCATAGGAAGCCCGTCAAGAGCTTTTGCGTGTTCCCCTGCTGATTGTATCAATTGCTTCTGACAATCGCTCAGCGTGGCTCTCTGGCCCATCTTGACGCCCTTTGTCTCGCCATAGCAGATGGTAGGGACCCCGGCGCTATCCTTATAGGCAGTAAGGCTCAGGCCTTCGTTGTGCTGGACTACGCCAGTAATAGCGCCCCCAAGCATAGTGGCCCCCGTGAGGGCCGCCACAACCTTAGTCCTTAAACTCATATTTAATAGTCCCCTTACGTGCTTGCTCTTCTAGGAGCTTGAATGTACGTCGCTTGTAATACGCATTCCACGCCAGGGTTAGCACTGCACACACCGTCGCAGTAATGAAGCTGATAGTGCTCCAGTTCCAGCTCATTAACTCTGCCAACCAACCTCCTGATACCGTAGCGCCGGTAACTGCTGCACCTGCCCGGGTAGCGAGGTCTGACCCTACCACGTCTCCTACCTTAATCATCCTGCTGCCCCTTCTTCCTGAATAGCTTACGAATCACCAGAATGACCACTAGAAAGACCAAAGGAATGCTGGCCCCAGCTAATCCGGCGAGGATAAGACTGTAACTATCATTGTTAACCACCTGCAGGCGCTCTGCCTGGATTGTGCCAGTACTAATAGTCTGCACTTGCTTCTTGCTAGAAGTATCCAGGGTGCCCACGTTAGAATCCTGTACATCGGTTTTGTTGGTGGTGCTGGAGTCCACCTTGTTATTCAGCCCAAGCGTCTGCTTAGTATTCTCAGCACCGACCTGTGCAGACACGTCCGGCTTAGAACCAACTAAGCCGGTCAGTGCCGAGGTCGCCGAGCAACCAGTCAGAGTAACCGCGAGCAGTAACCCAGCGACCAGTTTACGCATTAGCTAGCCGCTTTCACCGCTGCAACAGCAGCTTCCAGTGCGGCAATCTTAGTGTCGAACGCTGCGCCGGTCTGGGCTACGTCCTGAGGCTGCGTAAGGATTGCATACAGGTCCTTACCCAGAATGTTCAGTTGACGAAGCAGCTCCTGCTGCTGTGCTTGTGTTGCCTTAGCAATTGCCATAGTGATTCTCCTATTATGCTGCAGCAGCGTTAGTCGCTGCGACGAAGGCCGACTGCAGGGCCGTGAATGAGTTGTCGAAGTCCGTACCAGAACCCTCGCCTAAAGGCATGCCCGTACCGGTGAGCGCTACGTAGCCGGTCTTGCTAAGCTGGAACAGCATGGAGAACAGCCGCGCCTGCAAGGTGCCATCATCCTTAAAGGATTCCCCGACAGCCGTAGCCGAGTAGCCCTGGGACTCCATGTAGGTAAAGAAAGCATTGAATTTATCCAACGCACCTGTACCCGCAAAGCCGACATTGTAGTCAGGGGCCACCTCTTTCTCAAGGTTCTGGCTCTTGCCTACAATGGCGTACTGTACATCCGCAGACTTAGCCGCGATGATTGATGCCATTATCGTCTTCCTCTATGTCGTTTGCCTCTGCCCCGGCTCTGTAGCCGTGCAGCGACTCCCCGCAACTGTTTCTGGACCATACCCTGCGCCCAATCCAGCGGGTTGTTAATGAATGCCAGTGCCTGCTTCTCAGACTCTCGCTCAGCTACTACTTTCTCATCTTCCACCAGATGCCCGTTCAGCGTAGCCACCATCATGGCGATTGCATCTGCTCGGTCATCCTTCGCCAGGCTGCCGCGGTCGTACGTGATACCGGACAACTGAGCGAACGCAGAGTACAGCCAACGCCTATCGCGGGAGTACGCCATACAAGTGCTAATGTCGTCGTGAATAGCACGCTCATGCACCACCAGGCGGTGACGACGAGTAACTGGGCTGATTGTGTCGATGATACGACGCTCTTTCTGAGTGGAGTTGTTCAGGTCCCGTACACCGATACCGGCGAGACGTCGCTCCCGTAGACGGTTCAGGATAAGCATGGACACAGTTCCGTGCCCCATGTTGCTCTCCACCACCATGTCCGAGATGTCCAACTCTACGCACAGGTCAATGAGCTTGTCGATATTCTCAGTGCTTACACCTCCTTGGAAACCCCCAACGGAGAACAGGTGAATGTACGAGTTCGCAGCCCCGCCCGCAGCATAGGAGACTTCGTCCCCACCACAACCAGCTGGGTCTACCACCAGCACCTTGTGCTGATACGGCAAGTGCATATCCCCGTAGAACGCCGGGAAATACATCTGCTGACCCATAATCCCCTCATGCTCGTGCTGATACAGGTACCGGCGGTCCGCAATGTAGGAGAAGGTTTCAGGTGAGGAATCGAGGCTACCGGAGTATACGAGCATATCCGACAGCTTGATACGGGTACGCATCTGGTCAGACAGGGTTGTGTCGAGCATGTACTGCAGCTGGAAGCCCTCCGGACCGAAGTCCAGCTCCTTCTCAATCAGCGCATCCTCATCGTAGCGGCCCTTATCGGTGCTCTCCCCTAGCGTACCGTCTACGCCAAAGCCTGTGCGTTTATAACCCCGCTCAATGAGCTGCAGTATATAAGGAGCAAGTGTACTTCCATATCGTTCTTCCATTTCAACAGACGGGATGCGTCCAGGCCACACTCGGACCTCGAAGCCACGCCCCGGCAGGGTCTTATAGATACTGTCCTTGGTCTGAGGTGTACCCAGGTACAGCGTGTCCCCGTGCGTACAGATAGCCGCGAAGTCTTTCGAAATCATCAGCAGCTGCTCACGCTGGGTTTGTGTCAAACCGTTCTTGGTGGTCTCGATATCATCCGGAATCAAGAGGTCAGCACGTTTCCCCTGCAGGGACGCAGTAATACCAACACACGCTACGCTGGCAGACTTATCCAGCGGTTTCAGGTCACAGTTAACGTCATAACCTTCGAACGAAGTACGGTCCCCACGAGTAGGGTCCGCCTTCAAGTAGCATAGCAACGGCCAGGTTTCCAGCATACGAATGATTAAGTTCGCTACGTCGGATGCCTGCTTCTCCGCACCCGATACAATCAGGATGCGGCAGGATTGGTCCTGTATGAGCCTCCAGACGGCGTAGAGTGCAGCCAGTGTAGACTTAGCCTCACCACGCTGCGCGGCCACCATGCGCTTCCTAGGGCCCTTCTGCATGTACTCTGCGATGTCGGCCTGCATGTCCGTGAGCGTAAAGCCCAGGAAGCGCATACCGATGTATGCGAATTCCCGGAAATCACTGAGGGCAGCCGCCATCATCATGGCGATATCCTCGCGCTCCTCTTTGGGAATACTGCGCGGGTTCGCGTTGTAACCAGTAAGTTTCTGGTTGAGCATGCGCAATCGTCGCGCAGTCTTCACCGATACCATTAGACAATTCCTTCTAGTAAGTCCTCAGAGTCTGAACCACTAATCTTGTTTAAAATCTCTTGCTTACGCGCCTCTCTGCGCGCCGCTAGTTCGTCATCGAATTCGTCACGAAGGTCCTGCATCTCCTCGGAATCTGCATCCGCGGTGATGTCGTTGTCCTTCAAGAACTTGGCGATAACCGATTTATCTGCGGCGGGGAGCGGCACCTCGTCTTCCTTAGACTGCTTGATTTCTTCAATCAAGGCCTCGGTGAACATGCGGTGCAGCTCCGAGAGGCGACTACGTTTAGCCGCGCCTGCCATTATCTAACCCTCATTGCTCTAATATATCCCTGGGCAGTACAGGTCCCGGTAAAAGTGGCCTGTGCCACCAGGTATACAGTGGTTGTTGCACTTAACCGTAGACGGCGTGACATACCCTGTCTAGAAGATGCTCCGGCCGCCAGTGTAGTGGTTATGGAGTATAAGTCGTACCAGTTGCTAGGTAACACTGCGCTGGTGTCACTAACCCCAAAACTGAGAGCAGTAACGTTGCCACTATTAGTGACTAACAGAGCACTCTCAAGCTCGTACTCCCCCGCCGGTAGGCTCAAGGACAGAACGTTCAAAGCCGTGCCGCTGGTAACACTTACAGCTGCCGCAGTTACGGCACTTAGTACTTCCCCCACTATACCAGTAGCTGCAGCTACACCATCAGTGTGTCCGGATATACCGCCGCTCAACCCAGTTAATGCTGTGATGTCTCCATTACTGCCTGACGCTGCTGCTCCCAGGTTAGCCCTAGCAGTGGCGGCATCACCAGCTCCGGTGCCCCCCTTCGTAATTGGAAGGCTGCCAGTTGCCCCTAAGGTGGCATTGCCAGAGCCATCAAAACTGGCCGGTGTAGTGGATGTCAAATCCACCACCAAAGTCCTTGCTGTGGCTAGCTTCTCAGCTGAATCAGCGGCACCAGTAGTGTTGCCAGTACCGCCTTGAGCTTTACTCAGCGGTGTAGTTAATCCACTTAAGCTCGTGATATCAGAGTTAGCACCCTTTGCTGCCTTGGTCGCTACTGCTGCTTGGTAATCCAGAATTATCTGTGCATCGGCATTAGCCCTGGCTGACGCCTCTTCCCCTAATGCCGTAGCTGTAGCGTAAGTTTCCGAAAGCTCTGCATCATACCCCAATCTGGCAGACACTAGCGTACCAGCTGGAAGTACCTCTGCAAACAGTAGAGTGTTATCCACCACCTCAAAACTGTAGCCCGGAATCTGATTTACGCCTTGTACGTACACTATAGCCTTTGTGAAAGACAATCCAGGCGTAACTTCGTCAGTAGCCTCGGCCAGTATAGTATACCAGGGATAGCTTACCGTAGGCTCCCCCGAGATAAAGGTCTGCTCTAGGTTGGTAGTACGAACATCGAGCGCATCGTCTGCGGCTTTGCGCGCGGCGGCTTCGGCGTCAATACGGACACCTAGTGCCGCATCACCAGTATCTACATAGTTCTTGGTTGCCACATCCTGCAGGTCTTCTGGGTCCGCTACGTTAGTGATGCGGTACCCGTTCATGCTTATATTCCCGTAGAATCCGGGGATAGCTCGGCCTTCCACAAGCTCTTGGGCTAGGTGTAAGAATTGCGTGTTTTGAGAATCTACGTTCACCTCAATGAACGGAGAGCCGCTGGCGAACTCAATATACAAGTACTCCCGCTCAGTCTTGCGAATGAGCAGCACCGTAGTGTCCGCTGTTAAGGCTGTGTTTAGCCTGATATTAGTAGAGCTGGTCCAGGTGTACCCGGTGGTTTCCACCCCGTCTAGGTATACATGAATATAGGACTTGTCCAAATATTCAATATCGCACTGGATATCCTGGGTACCAGCTGACTTGATTTGTTCTTGCCAGCTGAATGCCACGTTAGTCGTCTCCGAAGTTATTGATGATAGCTCGCGTAGGTGCGAATTCCTGGATTAGTGGTACCTGCTTAGTGAAGGTCTTAATATCCATATTACCGGTAGCCAGGTCCTGTACGGCCCCAAGCAGTCCTGTGACGTAACCCATAGACGCCAACGAGTGGCGAGGAGAATCCCCCAGGAAGATATCCTGCAGTAAGGACACACCTCCGATGGCACTCATACCCGACACAGACTCGCCGATGAGTTTCTGGGTGCTTACGTCCCTCCCATCCATGCTGTGCTTAGCCATAGTAGCCAGCAGCATCAACGGGAACTGATACGCCATAATATGGGCTACACCAATCCACCCAGCATCGTTCAGCTCTCTACGCAGAATCTTGTTAGTGGCAGCCAGTGCGAAGCTCTGGTACCCTACAATGACTTTGCCGATAGGGTTGAACTGTGCAAAGTGCGAAGTCTCACCAGTACGAATCTGCTGTACCAGGTAGTCCATCATACGCGTACCTACAACCTCAACTTGCATCTGCAGGTCCGGCTGGAACATGGCGCCCGGGTTAGCCTTGTTGGCAGCGATAGCTCGGTCCGCAACGTCGCGGGTAAGCCCGAAACGCTCCAGACGCTTAAACGCCTCAGCATCACCCTTGAACATCTGCGTAAGCTCATCCGCCACAATACCGGAGTTCAGGTTAACCTGCAGCCGGTGCACCATGCTCATGCCGTTGACATGACGTGCAGCCTGCCCTACGTTCTGGGTGACGTTGAACCAAGAGGCCTGACGGGTCAGGTCCAGGTTATCGTCGGCGTACGTATTCAACCAGCGGAAGCGCATCTCCTTCTGGATATTACCCCGCAGCACAGTGTCTAGACGGGCAGCCATATCAGGAGTCTTGATAGCTACGGCACCTTCCTTGAACCAAGGCTGGTCACGCATACTACGCAGCACTCTAGCCATACCGAACTCCTTCATAGCCAACGCAGTGTCGGTCAGCTGATACAGGCCGGAGTTCTTGAGCATAGTGGCGTTCGCCATGTTCCCAGCTGCTCGCAGCAAGTCCGGAAGCTGTCCGGCGTCAGCAGGTGCCCCACCCAGGATAAAGTCGATGGTGTCATTAACGGTCTTCTCCCACTTAGCGGAATCCGCCAGTACGTGCTTGGACTCATCAATCATCTTAGCGAGCTGCCCCAGGTCCTGTACGCCTGCATAGGCCATACCGACACGGCCGGACATACGGTTAGTGTACCCGTGCATAACCTTGGCTACGTCAGTATCCATAAGGTCCTGCATACGCATGCTCTTTCCGTTAATCAGGTACTCTTTGTCCATGTTGAACCGAGTACGCTGACGCAGGTTCCGCGCAGGGGATGTGCTGCCTGATTCTCGTACGTTGCCAGCCAGGAAGCTCTGGATTGCAGACTCTTCTACACCAGCGCTGCGCATAGCCATAACGACCTCGTCGTTACCCATACCGTTAATCAGCTGCTTCCACATAGGACCAGACTGCCCAGCACGGCCATTGTAGATACCGTCAACCATCTCCTTAGCAACACGCTGCACTACCTCTGACTCCATGCTCGGGTACACGTCCCTCAGGGCGGACCGGAACAGGGCTCGGTAGTCGTCCAGAGTGTTACCTTGTGCGATACCTTGACGCATCTTGTCGTAGCTGTACTGACGCGGGAAGTAGTAGTCAGATTTAACCAACGCACCATCATCCACTAGACCGGCATTGCGCATATGCTCGTGCCACTTGCTAGCCCAGCCGGAGCGGCGATAGGCGTCAACTAGTGGAGCAATCTCTGCATCCGGTACCGGAACAGCGCGACCGTTTACGTCGGCGCTATAAGCGGCATCCAGGTACTTGCTCAGGCGGTCTTCCAGCGCAGCCCGCTCAGCGCGGAAATTACTACGATGGAAGAATCGTGAGAGCACCCCTACACCCTTATCCTTCAACGCGCCCAGGATAGCATCTTCCACTACGCTGGCGCGAGCATCCATCTCCAAAGTGAGATTACGCTTGTAGTCTACTACTGACGGGCGACGGCCGCCTACTGCGGACGCATCCGACACTAGCAGTTTAGCCAAGTCTTCGTTGCCTTGGGCGATATTATCGTACAGGGCAAACATAGTGGAGAGCTTCTTCTTAGCGCCGTCCAGCATAGCTTGAGCACGCTTAGCCTCGTTGAGGGTAGTGCTGCCCGCCAGGTCCTGGAAGGCCTCACTACGGAAGCTCTGGGCTTGGTCTGCATAATCCTTAGCTGTCCACTTAACTGCGTCCTCGTACGCATCCAGTACATCCTCCAAGGCGGAGCCTTTGGCCTTGATGCCCAGAGCGTTCATGATGTACTCACCCAGTTGGCGGAGCATGCTCTTACCGGTGGGAGACTGCGTACGTGCCAGGTGCTCAACCCACTCAGGGCTGTCGCCTAAGCCTGCCAACATCTCGTGCACACTACTAGCGGAGTACCGCATACGCGGCGTTAAGGTGGAGTCGGCTGCAATAACAGCACGCACTTCCTCCAGGCGTTTAGCAATCTCGGGATTACTGTCAATGGCGCGCGCAGTAGCGGCATGAATCAGTTCGTGCACGGCCACCTTGCTTGTATCTGCATCCATAGCGCGCAGAGCATCACCGACTGTAGTCCAGGTGCTGCCATTAGCTTGCTTAGGTGCGCGAAGAGATATCTCTCCCCGCTTAGCTAAATCTTGTTGTGCATAAGTGTAGCGGCTGCGGTTTGCGGAGCCTGCTACTAGTTTAAAATCAATGTCGTTTACAGCATCACCCAGCGTGTCCAGAATAGCCTTCTGCCCTGCTGTCAAGTGCTCAGACTTCTTCAAGAACTGAACTACGTGCTGTGCTTTCATGTTAACGGAGGCGGTATTGTTTCTCGATACTTGGATGCTTTCATCCAGTGTCTTAGTGAGAATTTCCTCTCCCTCTCCTACTCCGGTAACATTAGCATCCCTAGCTGTACGAGTTGTAGGCGCTTCTGGGTCGAACATAGGCTCACGCCCAGTACGAGCCTTAGCGGCAGCTTTAGCAGCCCTAGACATATCCCAGAGCTGGTCTAACCCAGCTACTCCTGCTACCAGCGCAGTTACCGCGGCGGACTGGCCCAGTTGGTCCTGTGCATAGAATGCAGTACCTACATCAGCAGCGCGGATAGCGGTACGTGCAGCCAAACCCGCGCGGCCAGCAATACCGGCGGCAGACATCGGGGCCAGGATGAACGGGGAGTCGCCTACTAACATACCCGCGAACCCGGCTACTGTGTTGTCAGCCATTAAGCGGTCACGGTCGCGTTGCTCAAGCATTTGCTGCATGCGGTAGTTGTAATCCTCGACTGACACCGAGTCGTGCAGGTACTCAATCTCTTCCTGATTCGGAGCATACAGCTTAGCCCGAGTATCGCTACTCAGGGTCTGCTTAGCATTAAAGTTCGGGTCTCGGTCAAATGCCGGAGCAGAGGCCTTGCGGATAGCTGCGGCGATGATGCTGTTGCCCATACCTGACGCAAAGCTCTCTGCGGCCGTAGTGACTGGAGTCTTGGCCTGCGCCATTAAGGAGGCTCGCTCCAGTGCATTTAAGCCGTTGTCTCCGGCGTCGTTCCAATCTACGCGCTCAGGCGCAGGTTTAAGTGTTGCGCCCTTAGCAGAATCCTTTTCCTGTGGATTCGGTTCTTGGTTCAGAAACTGAGCCATAATATCTCCTAAAAGAATTTTGATAAGGGGAGGCCCCGGAGGGCCTCTAGTTAGTGCGTTGCCTCAAAGAGCCAATCACGTAGGTTTTGTTCCAGGTACTTCTTACGCTCAGGTTGGGCCTGCTTGTACGCCGGGGTATTCCTCAGCGCTTGCCAAGCCCTGCCCTGGGCCTCAGATACAGGATACTGATACGCCCCCACTGGGGCCTTAGCAGCCTTGCGTACCTGTGCCATCGCCTCTGCTACGGGGCCAGAGCTACCGTTACCACCGTGATAGTTCAGGTCCACCATGACCTTTAACGCCTCATCGGAGGCATTCAAACCCTGCCCCTTGAGTTGCTTCTGCACGTTCGGAACGTACTGCTTCTCCAGTGAGGACTTGAGGATACTGATACCGTCGTCAATGGTCACTTTCTGTGGGACGGGCATGCCAGAGTTAACGTGCAGACCGAAGCCTACACTGCCCCTACCCTTACCTTCTCGGAACCCTTCGAACTTCATAGTGGTGGCGAGAATGTCACTAAACAGTGATGGTTCCAGCCCTGCCGAGTTACGGCCGTTGACCTGTACGCTGACAGCACGCCCGTTGTCATGGTCGTAGAAGGTGGCAGGACGTACGCCTACTTGTTCGCTACCAATCTTCATCTCGCCAGCCAGCGCTGAGTCATACGCAGCCTGCGCAGTATCCTGAACGTCTCGAAGGTTCACAGACATCGTCTGGAAGGTGCCCTTCTTGTCGAACACGGTTACGGTCATGTTCTGACCTGCGTTGCCTGCAGTGGCGGCCTGCACTACTACACGCTCTATGTTGCTAGGGTCTGACATATACTGAACCTGGTTCTGTATATGCTGCTGCAGGGAGGCCTTGAATTGCTCTTGGTCGCCCTTATAATCACCCATGATAGATTGCACAGAGGTGCCAGCGGGCAGATACACATGCCTAGGTGCCCCGGCAATGTCCAGCTCCAGCTTACGGGATTGGATATTGCCTTTTAGCATCGTATTGATGTCGTCAGCGTCCTTCCCTACAAGGGATTCCGGATTGTGGTTATACACATAACGGTACTCATCTTCCATAGCAGCTCGCGCTTCCTGGCGCTGGGCGTCTGCATCCCCGAAGAAGCTGAACCAGTTAGCCGTGCCGCTTGGGTCCACCATCTTGTCCGTGGGGTTACTTTGGATATTGCTGTAGCGCCCACTCGCCTTATTCCTAGCCTGGCGGCGAAGATCGTCCAAGATAGTGTTGCTGGCATTATTTGGGTTTTGTGTAACGGCTTTCTGCACCACTCCACGCCACTCAGATGGGACCTCAGACAGTAGCGCCATCTTCCCTAAGTCCGTACTGGTGCTATAAGCCTGTGCCCACAAGTTTATGCTGTTGACGTTCTCACGGGAAACCTCGCCATCTTCACCGAGCTGGTCCAGCGTAGTCAGCGTACGTGCCATATCCGAAGACATACGCTTGTGCGCCTCGTTTACGGCCCACGCATCCTTGCTGTTGCTTCCGTATGCCAGCAGCTGCAGGTTCCCTTCGGGGGTATCCGGAAAGCTCTTTAGCAGCTGAGTACGTGCCTTATCTAAGTCTCCTTTGAACATTCCCGCCAGAGTAGAGCTTGGCATATTCCCAGTAATTGCTGTGCGCAATGCTTGGGCGTCTGCTGCCTTCTCTCGAATGGTCTGGGCTTTGTTCCAGAACTCCATGCTGGTCCCGGCGCTAAGTACATCAGATGCCGACAGCTCAATGACACGACTACGAATACGCGCCATAGTCTGTTCTTGCTGCTCTGGGGTCTGACCTTCGAGAGACTGGATTGCGTCAGAGATTTCGAAACGGGCCTGTGTCTCAATCTGAGCACCGGCGCGCTTGAACTCCTGATACAGTGCTGCGTTGACATCCACGGAGTTGACGCCGAGTTCCTTGGTGGCCATTTCCTGCAGCTGGTTAATTACCAGTGGGTCCTGCGTCTGCTGCGCTACGCTAACCAGATACTGCTTGGCCCGGTCCAGCTTCTTGTTCTTGTCCAAGTGCTCAGCAGCCAGGATACTGTCTAATCCGGTCTTGATAGACATCTGCGCAGCGGCACCCTGCCCCGCCTGCAGACGCTGATAGAACTCATCGCTGGACGCACTCAGTCCACGGTCGAGGGCACGGTCAGCCTGGGCCAGGGCGAACGCAGCGCGTCCTTTCTGGAAGGCTGTATAGTTAGCCATACTGGTAGCACGGAGCTGCTGCAGTATGCTCGTAGCAGACTGCTTGGACATATCCGGGAGATACATCCCGAGCTTGTCTGACATTGACTGTACGTGCTCTTGCTCCTGCTGCTGGAATTCCTCGTCAGTAAGCCCTGCCTCGGCAGCTTTCTTAGCCCGGGCGATGCTGTCTGTGCGCCACTTGGCTAGAGTGTCGTACGCGGCGGCGGATACGTAGCCGTCCTGGTAGGCTTCGCGCACGAAGATGTTTTGCTTCTGTACAGCCTCGTCCTTAGAAGCCATTGCATCTACTGCGCCCTGAGCATCCATAGCGCCGCGCACGGTGGCGGCTGCTGCGTTTTCTTTTACTGCCTCGTCAAAACCTACGCCGAAGTCCTGCACGAATCCAGACAGGGCGGCTAGGCGTTTTGCTTTGGAGGTATCAACAGATACTTCACCTACCGTTGACGGCAAGCTAACATCGTTGGATTGCAGTTGCACGCCACCGATATTTAGCCCCTGTCTACTGGGTTGAATCACAGGCATTTAGTATTCCTCCTAATTTACCAGGTGTGAACTGGGCTATTGCCCTTACTCCCCCATAAGTCATAGGAGGATGCCATGCTCTGCGTAGCTGACGCTCCGCTCCCTGGCGAAGAGCTGCCAGAGTCAGAAGATGACGCAGCGTTACCGGCGTACTGCCCAACAGCGGATGCCCCGACACTCAACAGTGAGTTAAACATGTTATCGTACGGGTCCTCCATATCCATGTTAGCCAGGCCGCTATCCACGGCCTTATCTGTCATTAGACGGAAGCCCTCTTCCTGAGTTGCCTGCTGGTCACGCACGCTGGCCTCTTGCCGCCCGGCTACAGTGTTCACCGTGGCTACGGCGTCTTTAACAGAGGCTCCCATAGTGCCGGAAGCTGCTGCCTGCAGTCCTACTTGGCTCTGTGCCTGCAGCTTCTGCTGCTGAATGTTAAACAGAGACACCTCAGTCCGGTCCCTGGACTGGGCGCGCTGTAGCGCGATGTCGTTTAGCTGTTTGGCTGTCTGTTGAATCACAGCCTTGTTCCTGGCCTTGGACACTTCAATCTGAGCACCCTGCCCCAGAACGGTCTTAGCGGCCATGGCCGCAACCATCCACCACATATTAAATCCTCCGTCTGCGTTGGTTGTAGCGCAGGATGTACGATATATCCAGCACGTTCAGTTCCATAGAACCGTCAGTAAATAGCGACACCTCGGTTGTGTCTGCGTTAGTACGGCATGGTACGGTAATCGTAGCCAGGTCCATACGCAGAGCCTGCCCAAGCGTCAGCTCCTTTGAGTTCATCAGGATACCAGTCAGTTCCCCGCCCCAATTGACGTCCCGCGGGGTGTCTAGTACCTGTACGTCGAAGTGCCCGGAGTTACGTACTGCCACGTCCAGGCGCAGCAGGCGCACATGCCCACTTCCCACGAGCTTGTCATTCTGGTCCCGTAGAATAGGCGTAGTTAGCGTGAACGTACTACGGTAACGTCTCCCGATTACATAAGTGCCATCAGGTACGCCGCGCACAACCCGTAGGGTGTTCTCCCCGGCAATCTCCTTGATGCCAACCTCAGTAGGCCCCATAGGATTGCTGGGTAAGTATGTTAGGATAAGCTCTTCCTTGTAGTTGTCCGCCCATCCAACCGGGCGCAATACCGACGGAACAGTGAACACCCCGTCCTGCACTTGAACTTGCTTCTGCAAATCCGAGTAGGCTTCGCGGTATTCTGAGCCCAGCTGATAACCTTCACGCGGGTCCATAGACACAATCAAAAGCTTGTTGCTGGGACTGGGCCCTTGCATGTACAAGAACACCTCATCCTCCAGCGCCTGTACGCTCAGGATTGGATACGGGAACGACCACTTATGCCACGCCGCCTGCATCTTAGCGCCGTCACTTCCGCCCCACATGAACTCGTAGACCAGTAGGCTATTACGCTCTCCAGACATGCGCGAGAAGGCCATATTGGTGACACTGGAGTTTTGCATCTGCAATACCCTGCCTGGGATATACCGAGGTAGGTGCACCGTGGCATCCTGCGTAGTGTACTGCGCCGCGGTGTAAGGTGATGGGATTAGCTCCAGTATACCCGCGTAGCTGTCGTTGCGCTTGTTCGGGTAGATTACTGTCTGACCCGCCATTACCGGGGTAACACGGCTGTCACAATCGTAGGTGCTGGTAATACTAATACTTGCGTTAGTTGGCGTAAGTACTGCCGAACCCGGCACTACCGCCTGCATGCTGTTAGCGAACAGGACCAGGTCCCGGTTAAACTGCACAGCAGTGCGGTACACAGAATCCTGTGCAGACGCAGAGCTAATGCTGATACGGTCCGTATCCAGCAGAGAAGTTACTGTAGAGCGATAGAATCGCTGATACAGCCCAGAGGCTGACATGTCCACTACACTACCACTAAGCAGCACCAGACGGCCCTGGAATGCTGCTATACCTGTAATATAGCCGTTCTCAATAAACCCAGGATCCTGGTTGTTTTCGTCGTTCCCAGCAAGACGTCCCTCCCATTCACGAGCAACGATGTTATCATCCGATGCCAGTTCCCGGGGCATGTTAGTAATTTTGGAGATGCTACCGTAGGCCCCAACCTCGGACCATGTGCGAGTATTGTAGTCGAACTGATACCACGCCGTCTCAGCGGAAGCTGTACCCACTTGGCACATCGTACCGTGAGCCTGTGCCGGTAGCTGTGCAGGTAAATCCTGCTCTTGATGAACCCTACTCTGCCCAGATGCCACGGCGTAGGTGTCCCCAGCAGACGTACTAACTACGAGATTAGGCAGCCCGGATATATACATATACCCCTCGAAACGGCTTATACTTCCACCAGCCGCCGTAATAGCTGAGCCTATACCCTGACCATTAGGATCCCCGTCTATTAATGCCCTAACTACATACGGCGCGGAAACCCACTCTGCAGATTCGCTGTGACTTGCATCAGGGGCATTGTAATAACCTGATACGGAACCACCTGTCCAGGATACAGTAACCTCCCAGCGCTTCTGGAAGGCCACTGTCTTGATGTAGAAGAATCCCGTGGTGCTCGGGTCAATTCGACCGGTGTTGTCCACGGTCGTATTTGGGGCCATCTCCGTATTCAGGATGTAGGTCAACCCAGCAATGCTCGCAGTCTGGATAGAGGTTTGACCTACCGTTGTTACGAAGTACGGGTCGTTCCCGCTGTTTACAATAGATTTACCGTCCTTGGACAATAGCCACCAATTACCGTTACTGGTGTTAATCAGCAGGTGCCTACCGTCGGAACCACGCTCAACGTATTCTGTATACAGGGAGTCTAGGTCCGGATTGTCGATGATACTCTCCCATACAATCTCTGCTGGGGGTCGTCTACGTATTCCGGAAACCGGGTCGCTGAGCATATTCAGCTGCGCCCCCAGTTGCCCGGGCTGGCGCTCTCTTGGAACCTGCTGGGAGACACCCTGCAGCAGGCTCTGAATGGTACCTTCTAATGATTGCGCCATAACCTCTCCTTAAACCATAAAACGAGCGCGGCGGATTCTGCGTGCAAAGCGTGTCTTGCTGGTGCTGAACTTCTGATTGCGCAGATGCTCGCGCAGCACCATGCTCTTGTATCTCTCAGCTTCCTGTGCGTAATTAGCGTAGTTGCTGTCGCCACCCAGGTCGTTTAAGTATACCTGTGCAGTGGTGTAGTTAGCCACCCACATAGCGGCGTGCTCCGGTAGGTCCTCAAAGTCCAAGTCAAGGACTATCTTGAGCTTAACGGGGCTGTCGAAGTATTGGTTCTGCTCCATCAGGTCGTACAGGTTCCCATCGCGTACCCCGTACTTGGAGTCAGAGACAGCGTCGTATACAGCCAACTGGTTCCACGGCACCTTAATAAAGCCGTCCGCAGTAGGTGTAACTTCACGTTCGACCACGTTAAACCAGAATCCAGTGCTGAGTAATCCGCGACGGTTACGTGAGAGCGCAGAGCGAGCTAATCCAGCGCTAGGGTTACTAGTGTTGATGTCCATAACGCGAGACTCCCCAAGGGCTTCCAGCGTCAGGTTCACAGCGTCTAATTCTCTCATATTTGTTCCTCTATTAAAGACCCCTTGGACCTTTAAGACAGGGACAAAAAAAAAGCCCCTGGCACCCGAAGGCACCAGGGGCGCGTATTACTCTTCCGCAGTGTCGGCAGCTGCATCGGCCGCCTTACGGGTTTTCTTGGTAGCCTTGCGGCCAGATTCAACCGAAGCCACCTGGATGTTCTTCGCTACATCGGTGGCGGCCTTAACCGCCTCCCGCTGAGCTGCATTGGCCTGGAGAGTCTCCAGACCGAACGTAGCGATTACTGCCATTGAACCTCCAATTAGGCCGTCTTGGTGGTGAAGGTGAACTTGGTCACTGCAGCGGTGTCCGGACGACGCAGGCCGATGTTGTACATCGCGTAGCAGTCCAGTACGTTGCTGAACTCACGCTCATCGTCCCAGATACGGGAGGTGAACGGTTTCGCTTCAACAGTCACCAGAGTCTTGGACTTGCTGAAAGTCACCATACGGCACAGCGCGTCGTCAGAGGTGACGGTGTAAGCAGAGCCAAGCGGGTGCGTACCAGCAGCGGTCGGGAACTCGGTGCACTCTACTACAGGCACTCCGTTCATCTTCACTACACGACGGTCTTTGTAACCATCATTGTTGGACGCGCCGAATTCCAGGTTCAGGAGCTTCGGATGCTCCAGCAGACGCGAATAGGTATCGACATCCACTAGGGTAATCATGTCCGCCAGCGGGGTCTTGCGCTTGATGAGTTCATCAATACCAGCCTTGTGGGCCAGGTTGATGTTCATGGCGTTAGCCTCCATCTCAGCCTGGGTCAGCTGCGTGGCGGTAGTGGTACCCGGAACCAGGATAGCTGCACCTACCTCGATACCGTCATTGAACGCCGGTTTCAGGTGCGCCGGAGCAACCCAGGAACGGCCCTTGATTAGCTGAATCAGGTGCGCCTGGTCGAAGGTCTCTGCGAACTCGGAGCCGTTGTTCTGGCCCATCTCGGTCAGGAAGTCCGGACCGGTCCAGTCATCCTGGTAGTCAATCGGGTTACGGATATACAGCACCGTATCCACAATGATAATCATCTTATCGTTACGGACCGGAGTGCTATCCAGCGCCTCACCGGAGCGACGACCTTTCACCGAGGAGGTGTTCAGGCGGTCAATACGGTAGGTGTTGGAACCGCTGATAGAGCGCTGGCTGGAGAGACCCAGGAACAGAGCCTGGTACTGGAAGCGGGTATCCACTTCGTTCTGGTACACTTCCAGGTGAATATCTACGTCAGACGCCGCGCCGCCCCAGTGCGGACGAGTCAGGTTGCCATTATAAATAGTGTTGGCCATGCTTTAGTTTCCTTTATAAATAAAATTAAAGACCTACGCGCTTACCAGCTTCACGGCGTGCGAGCAAATCGTTATAACGTTGACTGAACTGTGGAGACGCCAAGCTACGGTTGCCCGCTTCCTGACGGAGTTTGGTATATTCTGCGCGGAATTCCGCAGCAGACAGTGCATTGTTGCTGGCTACGCCTCGTACCATTGGGTTCTGTGTCTTTATAAGGCCCATATCCCGGCAGAAGCTTGCCACCAACTCAGCGGCCTGCTTGAGCTCACCCGAGTTAGCGAGTACACGAGCTGCGTTACGCAGAGGTTCAGGGGCCTTGGAATTAAACAGCTGCGCTGCTACCTCCCAGTTCTCCTTACCACCCACTATATCGTAAGCTTCCTGTACTGCTTTGGTGGCTTGACCAACCTGGTCTTCCAGGTACGCTTTAGCCAGCAACTCTGCATAAGCAGCGTGCTCTCCGAAACGTTCCTTAATGAAGGCCGTATCGATTAGGTTAGGGTCCTGATACTCCAGGGCCTTACCAAGTGCCCGCACCATATCAGAGTCAGTTAACCCAGAGACTTTCTGCAACATAGCTACACCGGCGTCAATCGTCGGGTTGCCTGTCTTAGCCAGCTCCTGGGGCTGCTCTTTAGCGCTATCGCCACCCTTATCCAGGGCCGCTTTTAGGGCTTCGATATCCAGAGGAATCTTAGCAGGGTCAGGGGAATCTTTGCCCTGTTGCTGCTTGGTAGGGGTCTGTGCATCCTGCACGCCTTGATTGTTCGGGGCGCTAAGGGGAGCACCTAGGCCCGGAATCTTAGGGCCGCCTTGGTTCTCTACCTGTGTAGTTTCTACGTTTTGACCGTTTTCTACGTTATCCATCTATGCCTCTGTTGTTAACTTGGTAATAATCCCAGCTGCTTACCTGCTACTGTCGGGTCTGCTGCTGTCAAGCCCTGGAGTTGGTCCTGCGCGGCACCTGCGGATACATCGGCAGACGCATCTTGAACCTGTTGCTTCTGCTGCAGCTGCTCTTCGGTGTACATGAACGGCTCGCTAACGATACCGTAAGCGTCGAAGTACCAGTCTACACACGCATCCTTATTGAAGCGTGGGGTAATCTGCTCAAGCACCGGGATAGCCAGCTGCATGGACTGGGCCGCCTCTAGCAGCTTGTCCGCCGCCGCGGCTTTAGCCAATGCAGAGGTACCTACAGTAACGTTGATGCTCACTACACCTTCGCTGAGGTACAGCTTAAAGCGAGGATACACCAGTGCAGTGTACAGGTACGCCAGCTTACGCAGCCAGGTGTCGCTCAGGATACTGAACCCGCCACCCATAGCAGCTTCCGCCTCTTTGGCATTCTGGCGAATCTCGTAGGCCGTGACGCGCTCGCCCTGCCGGGAGTTACCGGTGTACATAAATGCACGCGACAGTTTCTGTTCGAGCATCTGTATGTTGCTGGCAATCCACTGAATCTTCTGTGCAGAGCCGCCCTCATAAGCAGTGACGGGGGATTTGCTGTTCCCGTTGGAACCGCCGCCACCCACCTGCACCGCCTCACCCGTCTCCGACGTTGAGAACTCGTCCACGTCTAACCCAGAGCTTGCGTCAATCAGCGGAATTAACCGCGCAGACTCAACCTCGTAGTTAGTCAACGCTTCCGACAGTACCGATAATCGTGCGAAGTCACCCGCGTAGTCCTCTACCAAGCCGCGGCCATAGTGCTCGCCGCTAACAAGGTTCCACACCAGCACGTTGTAGGGAAGCTCCAGCTCCGGATATGTGCTGCTGTCTCCGATGCGGTGCCCGTCTGCTTCTTGGTACACCTCGTAGCTTACTACCTCTGCACCGTCCTCTGTCCGCTTAACCTTGCGACAAGCGGCAGTGTAGATATCAACGTCGCCGTATGGGTCTTTGTCACGGTAGAAGGTGTTCTGGAAACTCTCTGGCAGGTCCTGGACGCTTGCGCGCTCTCTGATAATGAGTCGCAGGACGTTCCCGCTGCCATCCCTTCGAACGGTAAAGTTACGGACTGAGTAGACGATGGATTTACCTGTCCGCTCATCAATATACTCCAACGCGTTACCTGTAACCAGCAGCAGCTTCACAGCTTGCAACTTCGCAGCATAACCGTCTTTCTCAAATACTTTCTGTGACGCCGTGTTCTCTACCTCGGCCAGCTTAGATTCTGCTGTAGCTGCACTACCCAGCGAACTAATGAACTCGTCCAGGTCCGAACTCTTGGAGAACCGGAAGAAACTAGTGCCTTGCGGGAACAGTGCGCCTACAATCTTAGTGGCTGCAGTGTTGACCAGCTGCGCGCCGGTGCTCTGGTAGTCACGCTCCAGAGGCCTGCGTCTACCGTCCAGGGAATCGTCCCGGGTAAAGACAGTGCTGAGCGTCCACTGCGCGAACTTCTCAGAGGCATCCAAGACGCCCGCGTCCTGGTCCTTCTTAAAGAGCTCTGCTAATGTTGCTTTTTGTTCCAAGCTACCCCCTTACAGGCCCAGAGGATTGCTCTGCCCTGCTTGTCGCCGTTTCTTCTGCTCAGACGTAATTGCATCTGCAGATGCAGAGGCAGCCCCTGCGGGGTCAATCTCCGCAATGTTATCTGCGGCGCTATTAGCCTCTAGGGCAGCCTGTTGTTTCGCTGCGCTAGCCTGCTGCTCTGCCAAGCGCTGCTGCGCCTCTAATCCTGCGTTGTCCGTAAGGCCGAGCATATCCGTGGCCTTGCCTAACAGTTTACCTAAACCACCACTCATTCTGACCTCACTAAATGATAAGTTGTATTGTATGTGTTATCCGATGCACCTCGGCTAATGGCGATACGCCCAGCCCGCATACTCTTAGCTATTGCGCGAAGGCCCTGCATAATCACAAGTACCGCCTTACTGTTACCCGGCTTCAATACGAAGAAGTCTGTGTACAGCACAGGCTCTACGTAATGACAGTCCTCTACAGCTTCTGGGTAGTAGCTGACAGCACCGACTAAGTCGCCTTGGGAGTCATAGACTCCTAGTATATACTGTTTACCAAGTATGCTGCCCAGTACTCTCCAGTAGTGCTGCTCTGGAGATAGGCCCCGACTAATGCCGTGGCCCAGTTCGTGCAGTTGCCTCACTGCGTCTGTAATGTCGTCAGACTTATACAGAACCTTTAGAGTGTAATCGGAAGTTTTACTAGTGTGTTTTAACTTCATTCCTACTCCGGTAACTTCATTTGTCAGCAGAAGAAGAAAGGTGATTCCAGCACTTGCCGGATGTCCAGGGAGCCTACCTCTGGCATATCCAAATCCGTCAAGTCCGCGCCAGCTGCTGCTGCCGCGCGAGTAATATCCCCCAGCAGGTCATGCTCTTCGTAGAGGCGCACAAACTGTTCGCGGATGTGTCGGTGCATAGCATCAACGTCGGCTGCGTGAGTAGCCAGAGAGTCGTGAATCGGTACAATATCCAGACCGTCAGCGGCACACAGGACCATCATCAAGTGCGTACTATCCAGGCTATGCACAAAGTTCGGGGCAATCCCCGAGGCTGCCTTGCGCTTGTTGCAGGTCTTGAAATCCCGATTATGCACGCGCATGATTGTGAGGTTCATACAGTCAATTCGTACCCGCACTTCTTCACGCTGTGTGTAGCGGTTCATTACGAGCCCGCCCAGCGGCGTATACCACTGCAGGTGCTGGCTTGCCGGTACACGCCTAGCGAGGTTCTGCAAGTACCCCATAACTGCCGCAGCAGCAGGGTTTGCCTCCTCGATAGCGGCGCGCATACGCGGAGCCAGGTAGCACGACAGATTCCATAGACTGTTAGTGTCGGTGCCTTCATACCCCTCAGCGCAAGCGCCTTCAAAGATGTAGTCACTGCAGCTGCGCACCGTGGCGCTGTAGAAGTAGGTCATACTGGGGCGCTTGGTCATGCTGCGGGTGATTTCGTTCTCTCTCCAGTAAGTGCTCTGGATAACGAAATCTTCCTTGTCCAGGTCCAGTATCACCTTCTCGTCCGTGCGTCGCTTCACGTCCATATACAGGTCCGCTTTCTTGTCGTTACCCTCCCAGTACAGGTTCGTCAGACGACCGCCCACAGGGTCTCTCAGTAGCGCTGAGAGGTGCTGCCCACCTGAGTTCGTAGCGTCCATAGCCACTGGGATTCGGCTAATATACTCTTCTGGGCATCCAGAACGAACAGCATTAACCAAGTCGATAGCGGCTGCCAGGAAGCACCAGGGGCTGTCTGCCTTGGCAAAAGCAGGGCAATCAAACGGGGATATTGTGAGTTGCTCAATCTCTGCAAAGTTCGCATCAACCCAAGCTGCGCGGTCTTCGAATAAGGTCTTGTCATAACCAAAGCATGTGGCGACGTGCACTTTGAGCCAGAAAAGTCCGCGCTCCCCCAAAGGTTTACCACGCCCAAATTCAAGAAGGGCTTTCTGCAAATCAGAACCTTGGGGGTGCAGCGAGGACTTGAAGTACAGGCGGTAGCGCCAGTCCACACAAGTCGGGAAGTACAGGGCTTTCTCATCTTTGAATTCCTCTGCCATTTCCAACGTAGTCAGAAGGCTGCGCAGTTGCGATACACGCTTACGGTCGGCGCTGTACCATAGAGACATACGCGTCTTCCACTCACCGAAGCGGTCAAGCTCTTCCTCGGTGTAATTCTCTTTCGGAACCCCGTCCAGATACCACTCCGGTTTCGGCTCCGGTACTGAGCGAGGCATACCTATCCCAACACCCAGGGCCCGTGCTTCTTGCACCAGTTCCAGTATGCGCTTATTAATACGGTACGGGGTTTCCTGTGCCTTATTAAGCGCTTTTTTGATGCCGTCCGCGGATTTAAATGCTTCCGCTACTTCGCGGAGACGTGCTCTGTCAATGTGTGAGTTATGATAGGTCCCACGATTGTCGATAGGAGTGAGGTACCCACCATCCCACAGAGTAGTGTGCTGCACCGGCGGTATCAGCATAGGCGGCTTCATTGTTACAGTATCAGCGGACTCTACCAGTTTCTGGAAGGCCTCCATAACGTCGTCAGCCGGATAGAGCATGCTCAGATTCCCGCTACAGTTCCTCCACTGGAACAGTCCCGTCTCAAACACTGCGGCACACAGCAGACGCCCTACGGAGATGTTCTGGGCATTGGTCCAAGGCTCGTGCCCGTAGTGTACGTTCTCGGCACTGGCACGGAGCGTACGCAGGATGTGCGTAGGGGACTTCGTACGGCGCTCTGTGAGGTACTCATACACGCGGTCCATGTACGCTGGGGCTACGTTGCGTAACTGCAGAGCCAGTAGCTCTGACTGTACGTTTCTGCCCAGTGCGGACATTACCGCCTGCGCAGTCTGGCGGCGACTGGCGGACTCGCCAGGGGCGACGCTGAATGCCTCAAACATTGTGCACAGGCTCAGGGTTGTCAGGACATCCAAGGGGATTAAGCGCAGGAACCGGCGGTACTTCCCACCAATGCCAGGGGCTTTGACATTTCGCATCTCATCGATAGCAGCAGCAGCCACCTCGTATGCTGAGGTGAGCATACGCTGCGTCATCGGCAGGTTCATAATCCCACCGTTCTGCAATGCGTCCGTAATCAGCTTACGTGCCCGCTCGATTCCGCGAATCTTATAGGTCTCTTCAAGCTCCAGCTGGCGTTTCACCAGTGCTTCCTCTGGTACTACAACCGTATTCAGGGCGCTAATCATAGGCGCTTAGTCTCCTTGGTTATGTCCGGTACTTCTAACTACTGATTGCGACTTACCCAGAGATTGTACATCTCCAGGTAGTTTTTAGCGGAGCGTTCGTCGCCCCGTTCTACTGCTTTCTGCCACATCATGTGGCACCACTCACTTGGCGTCAATGCACTTACCTCGGTGTTGCTCATACAGTTCTGAGTACTTATCTGACTTAGCAATGTCCTGCTCCAGCTTATCCTTGTTCCCGGCGCGCAGTCTGTACTTGAGCCTATTCCCTAAGCAGTAGCCGTAGAACTGCTCTTGAGTCATACTGCGAGCAATCACCTCGATTGCCTCCAGGTCCGGGAAGAACTGGTAGTGTTTAGGGGAGTTTACTGCGTCAGACGCCTTCTGCGTACTTTCCGTAATACTCGCCTTACCAATCAGTTGGAAGTATGCAGGGTCCCATGTGTGACCGTTACAGCTCTCCAGTATTAAAAGGTCGCCAAGTAGGCCTGTAACAACCATAGGGCACCCGTCCGACCTACCCAATTCGTGGCAGAACTGTGTCCAATATGGTTTCCTATACTGTGCAAGGCGCGTAACTGCGTCACCAACTTTGAACTTACTCATTTAATAGTCTCCCGTGCTTTGCGTCGTGCCCGGGCCTTGCGGGCCTTGAGCTTCTGTGCCTGTGCCAATTCTTCCGGCGTCTTGTGCGTATAGTATAGCATATCCGTAGGTTCGCGGTCTAAGTAATCGGCGACCCTACGTAGAGATTCAGCAATAGCCCTAGAAGATTGCATGCTACCAACAATCCAGCGCCCAGCGGCAGATGCCACTTTGCCTTCCCCTCCATTGCACGAGCGATGAAGAGCACCCCGAATACGCCCAGTAATATGATCGTGGTCAACGACAACAGAATCACCAGTTACCCCCTTGATTGTGAAGTCCAAAGGTTTGCCACAAAGGAGGCAGATACCTCCCTGGTCTTTGGCAAGCTTAATCGCCACGGAGCGAATCTGTGCCCGTGTAATCTTTCTTAGGGCCATACTTCAATCTCCCCCACTACATCCAGCATAGCATTGTCGTGAATGATAGAATCCAAATGCTCAACCGTTCTTCGATGTGTTTTGGGTGCTCGTTCACGCAGCGCATCCAGAATAGTTTCAAGTTCATCGTGTTTCCCCTCGTAGTATAACTCAATCGCCCGCAGGCTCATTTCCTTCGCAGACATCTTCGCCATTGTCTGGGTGCTCCTGTATCCACTGTATATGCTGTTTATGGTACTCGTGCAGCGAATGCACCCAGTCACGTAGACTGGGAGTAGTCAACAGTGACATCAGATACAGGTACGCTGAATCTGATTGGGAGCGCCTCAGCCACAGGCATTCTGCCTCTGCGAGTACGTCTTGTTTGTTTCGAGCATAAGCCGCTACAACGAATTCTGCGGCGTCCTGCTCTGAGGTAATAGGGTAGATAGCATCAAAGGCCGTTCGCTTGCCACAGAGCTTCCCATCAAGCAATGTGATACCTTTGACGTTATCGGCGTCGTCTCCTGCTAGCATCTGCCACCAGAAGAACTTAGTGCCGTGCGCTCGTACCGGCATAGCCTGGGTATCGTCCCACTTAATCCAGCCGAATGGGTTATCCAAGGCAGGCCACACGGTTCCGGTCGGGATATCGAACCGAGCCATAGGGCTGAGCCAAGAATCCTTGTCCTGCGACATCAGGATTCCCCGGTCCCCGAAGCTGTACGAATCCATTACAAACAGGTCGTCGGCCTCGAAGTAGTCACTGCTGACCACCTGAATACCCTGCTCAGAATACTGGTCCGGATTCTCAATCAGGTGTCGCTTCAATGGCGCCTTGAGCGGTAGCTCCTGTCGATTAGCGCGCTGCCCCTGATAGGGTTTAGCCGTAGGCAGGTGCCAGCGCAGGCACTTAGCACACCCCGTAGGCGTCAGATACGCCACTGCTTCTGAGCAGCCGACCAGGAACATGTCCTCAAGCAGTAGCTGATAGAAGCGGCGGATTGCAGTGTCCAAACGTTTCACTGTAGCGGCAGATTTATAAACTGTGAAATCCGCGTCATACAGCAGAATCTTCCCAGAGTTCTGTGGAGCTAACTGCTCCCCGAGCTGGGACAAGTCAACCCCGTTGATAATCATTAGCGCCCCGTAATATCGCGGGCCTTCTTGTCGGCCCAGTTAACCCAACGCTCTGCCCACTTTGCCTTGCTGAGCTTGTCGCCCAGGTAGCATAGTCCCGCCAACGGAATCAGTGGGAGAATCAAAGCTACGTAAATTGCGCGAGATACGTACAGCATCATTAAATCTCCAGTCTAGCTACTGATTTAGCTGCCAACTTCACCTGCTTGCGAGTAGGTTTAGCGGCCCATCGCACCACATACATGGTACAAGGGTCATCCTCCCTAATAAAGGTTACGTACCAGCGGTTGCAGGCATGCTCAGCATATGGCGCCATAAAGCTGTGCCGGGGTGCTGACACCTTTACACGTACGTGCATGCTCAAATCTCCAGATTAGCAGCAAAAGCGCGAATTGCGCGGGTTAGCACAGATACGCCCTTTGCGCCCCCAACTACACTAAGTGCAATTGCCATTAGCGTCAAGCTAATAGCCAGTAACGCCAGTGCGGGTAGCAAGATTATGTAGTATATAAATTTACGCATTATTTACCCTCCAACTCAGACAGCACCAGCACGGTACCGAGCATGTCCCCGATTACTTCCGGAGTACGCAGACTCTGGTCTGCATCGTAAATACAGGAACCAATCTCAGCCAGCCCGATGCTGAGGGTACCTACAACGCGTATAAGCACGAGGTCATCTCCACGTAACTTATCTGCATGTGCCGCCAGGTCATTGTGCTCTTTGAAGGCAGTGGCGGCCAGCTCCAGGTCCATGCCATACAGGGCGGCCAGCTTATCCAGTGCGTCGTAGATGTCGTCCAGACGATTGAGGCGTACACCGTATACTGCGGCGTCATAGGTTACGGCACTAACTGCAATTGTCAGATTCTTGTATGCGTCTAATACTTTATCCATTACTTATACCCCCAGGAAGCTCGCTACTTCATCACGCTTAGCGCGTAGTTTATCAGCCTGCTCGGCGTGTTTAGCCGCTTCGTCTTTGCTGTGCTTGGAGGCCTCTACTCGCGCCTCGGATTGAGCAGCCAGACGCACTGCGTCGTCTGCGAATTTAACTGACAGCTGCTCGTTAAACTGTGCCTTGGCATCGGCCCGTTTAGCTTCGGCTGTGTAGGCTGCACTCAGGAGTTTGATAAGGATGTTGATGATGTTCATAGGCTTCCTCTAAGGCCCCTAGGAGGGGCCGTATTAGTTTAGGTTAGGGTTTATTAGGCTTGAGGTGCAGCAGGCGCTGCTGGAGCTACAGGAGCCGCGGGGGCCACTGGCGCAACCGGTGCTGCCGGTGCTGCCGGAGCAGCCGGTGCCTGCATAGCTGCCGGACTCGGAACCGAACCAGCGTTCAGCATAATATCCAGAGCACTGCCCGGGAAGTCTACGGCCTTGTACATATCCTCCTGAATCCAGTTCTTGCTCTTACCGTCGTCGAAGGTGCCTTCGATGTGCAGGCTATCCCAGGTCTCTTTGGTTGGGTTGTTCCACAGGAACAGCTTAATCTCGGAGGCATCCAGGGCAGGCATCTTAATAGGCTCGCCGGTGTTTGGGTCGAACTTCGGAATCGGGCGGATACCGGACAGGTCCACGATGTTGGACTTCTTACCCGCGGCGCTGGTGTGCTCATCAATCGGGAAGGTGAACGCCTGGCCCAGACGCTGCGCAGCATGCTTAATGCTGTTATCGTAGTTCAGCTTATCGAAGAACTTCTTGAAGCCTGCTCGCTCAAAGTTACTGATAGCCATCGGGTACGGGCGGATACGCTTCACTTCTCCGTTAGGGCCGAACACTACAATGCCGATACGTACGTTAGCCACTGCAGGCTTACCGGTAGGCTTACCACCCTTAGTCGGCAGACGCTTACCAATTTCCACATACTCGGTGAAGTAACCGTAATATTCACCCTTCGGAAGCAGCACGTCCTCATACGCGCCGCCCTGTGATGTCTCGGTCATATCAACATCTTGCGTTTCAATCGCAGCAGCTACCAGGGAGTTCAGAGTGTCCAGTGCATTCATAGTCATATAATTACGTCCTCGTTTAGTTCAAATGATATTTACGTGCAGATGCAGGGCTTAGCGGATAGAAGCGACAATACCCGCCAGGAGTAGCAGGACCAGACCTAGTGCCATAGGTCCCCAGAACGGGAGCAGCACCCACAGCCAGGACCAAGCGATAACGCCAGTGAGTTTCAGGGTTACAAAGATAAGGCCCAGTACAGAACAGATTCCCATTTTCATTGGTGCTCCTAATTAGGTTTGGATTGTGTCGCCAACTTTTAAACTAAGAGCTGAGGCTTCATCTTTATACCACCGCTCTGTCTCAGACTTGTGTCCCCAGCAGTCATACTCTAGGGTTACACGGTACACCTGGTATTGCTCATCCCATACAGGTGCATCTACTCGGGTGACGGTTGAATCTAGCACATTCATTTGCTTCTCCCTACCCAACGACCATCGTCATCGAGCAGCATTGGAATCAGCTGTGGACAACCCTCGGTGATTACCATCACACCCAGGATTGGTTTCTTGCGGGTGAGCCTGCCATAGGCAAAGGCCATGCTCTTGCGGTCAATCAGACACCCGGCGTAGGCCCCAAAGTACAGCGCCGTGCTGCTAGCCGCATACTGAACCTCGAAGCGCCCATGCTCGTGCCCCAGCACCAGAGAGGTGCGCTCATGGGATGCATTGAGCATGAAATCACCGCTGACTTGATGTTGGAAACGGACAGGCCCCAGTGGTGTATTGAGAACCCAAGCATCGGCCCACGACCATGCCGGAGCACCATGCTCAGGGAATAAGATATCCCGGTACTTCTTGATAAATTGCACTGGCAAACCGTGAGCTTTAGCGCGGCGATATACGAGTGAGCCGTGATTGGAATCGCAAACCAGTAGGTTCGGGAATAGTTCATGCAGCTCCTCCAGTACTAACTTAGCTTTCTCCAGCTCCACCCCAGCGCTATCCAGGTTAGGGTCAGAGTCGTGGAAGCTGATAGCGTGCCCATCGGTTTCGTCACCGACCTGCACCACCATGTCCGGGCAGTACTCGTCCCGCACGCTTCGCAGAAACTCTATAGCGTCAGTATGGGTATAAGGAGCATGCAAATCACCAACAACGAGGATGCGATGACAAGTGTCGGGAACAACTGTAGCCCCAATGTCGTCAGTAGGGCTGGGCTGAATAAGTTTGCGAGCTTCTTGCAATCCCCGGTTTGCATTAGCTTTACTCCCCTTGTTGTCCATGAAGATGCTTCGCCAGTAGCGAACCAGCTGGCGGGACACAAGCACGTCCCCCTTTCTGAATTTATTATTGTAAGCGGCAGCTGCATCGGTGTTGTTTAGGAAGGTCCCGAGAATCTTCTGGTGCTCTTCTTTAGTCCACAGTTTTATTAAGCTAATCTTTGCCATTAGTGTTGTTTCTCCCGCACCGTTACTTTTACCGGGGAGTACGTAGTGGCACCCCCATCTTGTACTCGCTGCCGCTCCAGCTCCCCCTTGAACCACTCCCTGGTGGCGTATTTTATAAACGCCTGCAGCGCTGCGTCATCATCTAGTGAGTCCAGGTAATTTTGAAAGTGCTCTGGTAGTTTGCGCGATTTAATCCATCCGCGCATACCGCCTAGCTCCTCCTTTGAGACTACTAACTTAGTGCTAAAGGCTACATCAATAAGGAATGTTTTACTCATCGTAACTCTCTTATGTTGTTCCTACTCGTATCACATTAATTCTCGTGGAATCACAGAATCAAGCCAGAGTCAACAAATAATTTTATTTAATTATCTATTTGACTTAGGCCGATTCTCGTGTTACCCTAACCCCCTACACCACCCAAGGGTCCACCTATCATCACTCCACGATAAGTTTGTACTCCCCGGGGAAGAAGGTAACGCCATCCCCAGGGTCTTCTGAACCATTATCCGGATGAAGAAGTTCTACCTCCCAGGTTATAGGGTCGTAACCGATAACCCGATGCTGCGTCCCCGGGGCGTAGTACAACGCCAGCTTAGGGTCGATAGGCTCAGGCCCAAGTTCCAGCAGCTCCACAATACTGCCCGGTTTGATACTCATTCTACCTTCTCCTTACTGTACATGCTCGTACCCATCTCAGCTTCCGCCGGGAATGGTACTTGACCGATGATGCCGTAGTTTGGCCACAGCTGGTGGATGCGCTTAGGTGCGTCCTCCATGCACTGCTTAACCAACAGGCTCGCCTCTCTACCTACTTCCGGGTTTGCACTATCCAGATATAATGCATCGTGTACGTTCGTAATCAGGCACACCTGATTGTCGAACCAGTCACGGGCCAGGAGTGCGCGCAGAACCATACCAGCAGCCACTGCCATCAGGAAGAATGCTTCCCCCTGGCACCAGTAGTTAGCCATTTCGGTTTCCTTGTAGTCCATCACTTTCTGCTTACGCTGCCCCGGCACCACTTCCTTCCACTGCTCCTTCTGGCGGAAGCTGTAGCGTGCACCTGCCGGGCTGGTCCAAGTGCCAATGCGGTAGATGCGGTAACTGCCATCATCTGCCTGCTCTCGGTATATACGACCAGCTGCCCCAGTACGCTCTACTTCTTCCTTTACTACCGCCCGGAATCCGATGGTGTCTGGGAACAGCTTAGCCTCGTTATCCAGGAACGCCTGTGCGTACTCTACGGTACACCCAGTAGCAAAGGCGATACCCTTGGCCGTAGCGCCGTACTGCGCAGCGAAGCTGGGAGGTTTAATGTCCGTACGCTGCTGCTTCCAGTATTTGTAGTCCGGCCCGTCGGCGTTGTGGCACAGGTCGTACATCTCTTCGTAGGTTTTGTTCTCCTTGAACGCTAGGCGGTAGCAGTGCATGTCCACCCGGTTCTGCAGTAGCCCCAGTAGTTTAAGGTCTCCAGTGTGAACACATGACATAACCACTTCCAGGGCAGAGTAGTCAACCTCAGTGATACGACCAGATTCTCCGAAACGAGAGGTGAACATCTGCTTAACCCGGCTCGTCCCATCGCGCGGTAAATTCTGGAGGTTCGGGTTAGAACCCGACAGTCGCCCGGTGACAGTGGCACAGGTGTTAAGACGGTGGTGGATAATACCTGAACCATCAGGGTTCTGAGGTATGACGTATTGAAGCATGCCCGAGGTCTTTTTAACTGACCCATCTTCGTTGTACTCCGTTCGTAAGTAGTAGGTTCCTGTGTCCTTCTCTAGTGCGCCCAGCTCGTTCACCAATCGACAGAACTCGAACCCGTGACGTGCCAGTGCCTCCATAGCGTCGGTGCTGGTGCTATACACTGGCGTACCGTCCTGCAAGGTCCGGGCTTGCCTGAACTCTCCACGCTCAGCGTATTTCTCTCGGAGCACCTCGGGGAGTTCTTGGATGTTAACTAGGCCTGGACAGAAGTAGAGGTCGTCCTCCCACTTAAGTTTCTCCTCGTCAGTGTCCACTCGGAACACTTTTGGTAGGCCCTTGTTCTTCCCTGCTTTGTAGGTTACATAATTGTGTGGTCCAGAGACGTCGGTGCTATCGCAGGGTATGAATGTTCCGTCAGTGCCCTGCACCAGGTACGCATCACACTTAACGTACTGTGGAGGGTCGTATGGTACTTTCTTGCGATACTTGATAGGGCCACCGTACACCAGCGCAGACATATGGAAGTCAGAGCCAAAGTTAAACTCCAGCGTATCCGGCAGGTCCTTGGGGATATACTGCTGCAGCTCCTGCTTAATCTCCTGGATGCGCTGCTCCTGCTCCGCCTGGTTCTGCCGGGCCACTGGCATGTTCACGAACAGTCCGAACCATTCACAATAGGCCCACGCTAGCAAGGCATCCATACGCTCCCACACATACTGCATTTGCCCGCGCTCTGCGAAGATACTGCACTGGCCGTAGAAGCACAGGGCCGTGTTAGGTATGTCCCCGTTAACCAGATAATCGTGTAACAGCATCGGGTCAATCTGGGAGGTTAGCACACCCTGCTCCCAGAGAATCTTAACGCCGTCTACTTTGTGCGTACCGCCATACTTAGGAGCCGTCTCGTCCAGCGACGGATACATGCTCTGAAAGTCCGAGGCGATGTATTCCCCGTGCATTGTGCAGAACACCCTGCCGCCGCGCTTGAGGAAGGCCTCAAACTGCTGCCGCTGGTATGTGAGAAACCAAGAAATCTCATAGGCTGCGTTGTGCGCAACAATAAGCCAGCAATCCTCGGGGATACGAAACCACCGGCAGCCTTCTGCTGCACTGTTTCCCGCCAAGAAATCAGCTCTTGAATTGAAGCGCGCCGATTGAGTCTCGCCAACAGTGGTAGTACCGTCAGCCTGTGTCGTGTCGATACGCCATGCTGACTCAACAACATAGTTGTCAGGGCAGTATGGGCTTGCTTTAGAGCCGTAATATTCATGGTTCTCCGTCTCCAGGTCAATGTGCATTATACTGGTTGTCATTTCCACTCAGCCCTCCGAGCTTTATTGATAGCTAGATGCACAATCAGCTGGCTGCTGTCCAGTGCGAATCGTTTACGGAAAGTACCTGCAGATGCAGCGTACGCCTTGATTACCTCGTCGTCTAGGTAGTTGATGTCTGACGGTTTAAGCATACTAGTAAATCTCCCAGCAGTGATATAGGCCCTACAATATCCCACTCTCTCTGATTGTAGCGTGCCCCGAGTTCCACGGTACAAAATTCCCCGGTAACACGGTGTCGCACCACGTAACTGCCGCGTATAAGTCCTGTGTAATCCGCTTTTTGGATAACCCCTGTATAGTCTACTTGCATAAACCCTCCTGTGTACCTACATAGCGCCCTCATAGAAGGCGCTAGGGAAGTCACTTGATTGGCGGTGGGGGCTCGATAGCTTCTAGCAGCGGCTGCTGCAGAAGGTACGTGTTATATTCCTGTATCGCCTGCACCGCCAGTCCGCGCAGGCGCAGTGCTTCGTTTACGTCCCAAGAAGTAGCGCCGGGTGATTCCAGGGTGAACGCGTCAGCATCAAAGCCGAACTGAGGTACACTAGATTCGGCAAGACATATAGAGGCGCCGCGCACGTCGCGTACAGTGTATACGCAGCCTTTTCGTACACCGGTTCGTTCCATCGTCTCAGGGGACACACTAGTAGTGCGCCGCACTTTATCTCCAGTTTTAAAATTATGCATTAATCTGACCCTCGTCAAATCGGCAACGCCCCGGCTCGAATTGCACCTCGAATTGCAGTAGCGACTCTTTACCGGACAGTGCCATCTTGTTCTTAGGCGTACTAATGCCGCGGACGTTTTGCATGTGCGGTTGCTCGTTTCTGTCCAAGCACCCCATCATAATCGCCAAGTCCAATGCACCCTGTACACCAATCTTGCTCTGCTTCATAGCGGTGAGCGGCGGGAACAGCATGTTGTAACCTTCGAGCGAAAGCTGCATAGTGCCTACTATAGCGCAGTCATTCTCGCACCCAAGTATGCGCAGCTCCTGCCATTTCGCTTCGAGGTTCTGGTGCTCGGTCTCCATAGTGCCGCCACGGATGTTCGCCACCATGTCGATGATGATTACCGCAGGGCGCATCTCCTCCATGAGCGTGGATATCTGCGCCATAGTCAAGGAGTGCGCAGCCTTAACACGAATCCGGTCAGCCCTGCCTACTTTCTTGAGGTAGGCTGGCACGAACTCTTGCTTACTGTGCCGGTCCTTAATCTCAGCCAGAGTCCAGTGCAGCGCCGCTTGATATACCCGCGGCACCGTACGCGTCGCCGGACCTTCGTTAACCAACCAGAGGATAGGGCGGTCCCCGTACACTTCCGGCTGCTGCTGCATTTGCTCAGCAAAATCCACAGCAATAGCAGCAAGCAGACTAGTTTTACCAGAGTCCACAGGAGCAGCCACTGCGATGCAGTCCCCGCCGCGTAGACCTCGGATGTTGCTAGCGAGTTGCTCGAACACGCCCAGTTTAAGACCGCCGCTCTCGTCAGTCGCGGCGAGTATTTCGTCAACACTACCGCTCTCCCACTCTAGTAGCGAATCATGAACAGCAGCACCATCACCGTACTTGCGCTGGAGGTGCTTCATCTCCAGCAGATAATCAACCTCCTCGCCGTCTTGGTAGCGCTGCGTGAGCGCTGCAACCTCTCCGCTGTACGCCAGCTCATTCAGGGTCTGGACAATCCCCACCACAGAATCCTGCGGCACGGCTTGTACTCCCCGCATAAGCTCGTCCATGATTACCCGCTCTTCCCTGGACAGGTGCCCGGCTCGGAGATTGAGCATGCTCTGCATCGCGTCCCACTGCACCTCCTGGTGCTCCGGGTACGTATTCCAGTACAACCCCACCCAGTCTAGTAGGTTCGCTGTGTCCGGAGCTAGCATGGACTTGGGTATCTGTTCACGCAGTCGGTTCCATACCTTCTGCGTGCACATTGCCTTAACTACTATTAGGTCCAATTAAACCTCCTTAGGAACACAGATTGCTTTAGCGGTATACACCCTGAATGTGTCAAACTTCTCTTCGAACGCCTTGGCCGCCTTGTTGCAGGCGGCCTCAGTTGTGAACTCTTGAGTGGTTAGCGCAGCGAAGTCTGTGTCGCTAACCGCACTGCCATTAATCGCCATGATTAAAACCCAGATACCCATACTCATTGTAAAGCCTCCAGAATCTCTTTGATTTCTGCATCCTTCGGGTCCGCAGCGAAGTAATGCTCACGGCACTGCATGAACGGGCGCAATGCTCGACGTGCTGCTGCTACCCCAGCGTGCCCTGCCGGGTCATTGTCCAGCATCAGAATTACTTCCGGGCGATTCTGAATCAGCCAAGCCCTCAGCGGCGTGGGCAAGCGTGTACCCAGCATAGCTATAGCCTGCACGTTCAACGCACTGTAGCTCGTAACTGCGTGCTGTATCTTCCGGGCTGAGAGTAAGTCCTCGGTGAGCACGACCTTTAGAGGCGCGGCCGCAGCTACAGCCGGTGCTACGGCAGGTGCCGCGACAGCGAAAGCTATTGGCTGGCCGTACATTACCCACTTCGGTTGCTGCCGAGCATGCACTGCACGGCCCAGAGCAGCGCTTCCGACACGGAAGATTATCCGCTGTTTCTCTTTGCTCCATTCTGCATCCTCCACCATTTCAGGCATGATTCCCTTTGTGGTCAGGAATCCGTAAATAAAACTCTGCGTTTCCGCAGGCGTTTGGCTAATGCAAATTGCATCTGCAGGTGCAGAGGGCTGCACCCTCGGCTCTTCCTGTAACTGTATGCGCTGGTACTGCTTGTGCTCCTTGCCCACTTGCTTACAGCGGTGACAATAGTATTCCCAGGCATCCGGGTTATTGTAGAGCACCCCAGCGGCGTCCCTGCCGCAGCACCGAAAGCGTGCCCTCTGCCCTACGGCCAGGCGCTTGCACGCTCTAAGCCAGGGCTGGTCCATTATTTAATCTCGATGCTATTGGCGTACACAATGCCGCTCTCGATAATATCCTTCTCCGACTCCTTCACCGGCCTCCCGTTTTCTAAGAAGTAGATATCCCCACCATCTACCTTGATTGCCCAAACCCGTTTGCATCCCCAAGTGAATGGGATTCCCACTAGTATCTCATGCTGCTTTAGGTATTGGATAATTTTCACTATGCTTTCTCCTTACGTTTGATTTCCATAGCCATGCGGCGCAGGTCATGCGCCAACTGCAGGGCTGAATCGGGGTCGATGTTAATCCCAATCTCAACCTTTGCCCGAGTGCTTCCCTTCTTAGGAATTACCCCTATATACATTAAACCTTCTCCGTCCCCGTTATCCTTATCAAGAACTAGGCGCTGGTCATTTCCCGGGTCTCGCTTGAAGTTCATGTAGGATACACTGGCTGGAACCGGCGGAAGTTCGTCTGCTTCCTTGATTACTTCCCAGAAGTAAATGCTACCGCCATAGATATCCCCGGCATTATATGATCCGGCACCTTCGGTTAGCTTGATATAGATAGCGGGGCCAGGACCTTTGGTGACTATTTCTCCGCGCATGGTCTTGCCATCAATCTTCTTGGTGCGAACAACCTTATCACCTACTTTAAAAAGCTTAGACATAATCAACCCTCCACAATATTATCGTATCCACCCCAGTCTTCTACTACTCGGGTGCCTAGTTCAATTAGTTCTTCTTTGAAGCCGTAATCGGAGAACACCATTATGTACTCCGCCGCCTTCTCTGGATTCTCCTGCACCCAGCTAACCAGTTGTTGTTTAGAAAGCTGTGACACTTCCCGGAACGCAGCCAGTAACTGCGGGTCCTCGTCCGGCGGCATATCCCACGGCTGTCGTAAACTGAGCGTCGATGCAGAGAGCCATTGGTCCGGCTCCACCACCTTCGGGTCCCGCTCAATCGGAAGGTGCGAGAACGTGCCATCTTGCAGTACCCGCTCAAGCACTTGCCCCAGGATGTTCAGGTCCAGTACCTCATCCGGGGTGTGCTCGTGCATGTACCCTACACCAACGTTGGTGCACTCAGGAATGATGCCAACGAACTCGGCTGAGTCAGTGTACACCCCCTTCTGTAAGTGCTGCTCCGTGCGTCCCAGGCGCTCTGCTAGGGTCTTGGCAAAGGTGTCAGAGCAGCAGCGCATATACCTTTGATGCGTAATGATACCGTCGCCGCGGCGGTCGAAGCTAATCATTGCCTTGACACCAGTCCAAAACCCGGTGTCATCCTTGACCGATGCAGCGCTACCCTCGCAGCCTACCTCTTCATCCACGAAGAAGCAGTAGCGTCCGTGCACACCCCGCCGCAGCATCTCCAGCATCAGGTAGATACCGGCACCGCAGTCCGCACCTAAACAGTCAGCCTGCTGCGGATTCTTTACGAACAGCACACCTTTGTTAGTGCAGCCGACGTCCGGCGCAGCGCTGGTTGGGCGGGCCACCGTGTCGAGATGAGACGTAAACGCTACGTCACTTTGCTCTGAGTCCCCCACCAGCACGAAGTAGTTCCCGTGCTTGTCCTTTACGTAGTGCATACCACTACCCAGCGCCTGCATAAGCAGCGGCTCAAACCACTTAGTGCTTGCCCAGCTAGGCCGGTGCGTTTGCAGTATCTGCAATAGCAGCTGCGTATCAATCCCGTGCGGATTCAAGAACATTAAGCTGCCTCCTCTACTTCTTCTTCTTCATCGTCGTTGCCTAGGTACTTCTCGCCCAGGCAATCAGCCGCATGCTCAGTGAGAATTAACCCGTGCACTGGGTGCTCTTCTGCGTGCTCAATAAGCACCTGCCGGTCCTGTGCAAACACCAGCTCTTCTTGGTCATGCACTACCCCCTCTACCGAACAGTGCTCAATGTCCGCGTCATATACATAGGCGTCGTGGTAATCCGACCAAGTGCAGCTCCAGCGACTATGCAGCCCTTCTCGGCCAACTACGTATACAAACTCCTCCTCTTCGGCGCAGCCGTCGCAGACCATATCACCATCGGCAGTTTCCTGCATGTCGTCGACGGAGTAGCGTCCTTCGCAGCAGCAGCACCGAGCAGATTCAGTGCCTACGTAGATGTACCCTTCTGATTCTTGCGCCTCGTACTCGTAGTCATCACGGATTACAAAGACGTCACTGCCTTCTTCATCAACACCGCACTGGCTGCTATCGAGGTACGGCATCAGTACCGCGCCGCTGTAGCTTGGGTGCGGTATGCGTGCCAGCATTACCCCTTCTAGACACTCCGTGTTTCTGGTGTACCCGTGCCCTCGCAGGATTGCATCCGCAGCGTTGCCATAAGCACGAACATACTCGTTAGTTTCTGTGTTAACGATTGCCCGTGCCTGCACTTCAAAGTCATCCCCGAACAGTTCCCCGGTGTACTGGATGAACAGGCGCAGCCCATTATCCGGCAGCCCGTGACTGGTGGTAGCGTACGCCCGCACAGGGCTATACTCAAATGAGTACCCGCTCATGCAGCTACCCGGGCCATTCTCATAGGCGTCGTACCACTCCTGCTCGGTCTTGCACAGGTACGTTGTAGGGTCTACGTTCATAGCCTTGAGGTCTTCGATAGCATCGCGGAAGTCCACACCATTTCCGTAGTAGTTAGCGAGCCACTTACCTACGCGCATCTCTACGCAGCGGTACTCAGTAACTGCGGCGAAGTCCTTGTGCATCCGCGGCTGCCCCAGCATCACGATGGGCTCTCCGTTGCGGAAACCAAAGCCCAACGGCACAGCGAATCTAGACACTACGAAACCGTGCAACTTCATGAGCAGCGCAGCGGCGTTGCCATCGCGGATGTGGCGTCCGTAATCGTAACCAGTGTATAAGCGGCGCTGCTGCTCTTCTGGCGCAAGCATGATGCGTTCAAATAACTGCACGGCCTGCTTGTGCACCTTGTAACCGGTGAACTCTTCTACACTAGCAACTACGCGCTCAACCACTACATCATCGCCCTCATAGAAGTCGCGGCGGCGTTCCCAGAACTTGCTGTCGATGGTGATTCGCGCCGGGGCAAAGAGTTCGTAGAAAGTTCCGGACCGGTACAAGTCCACCTTTTGCAACGGGCCGCGAGTCATCATTACTTCGAGGTACTCTGGGTGCAGTATCCCGCCTATAGTCACCTCTAAGCCCGGGGTGTACGCGCCTACACCCCGTAGACCCATAAGCGCCTGCAGTGGGCCCTCATTGTGAGGGTGGTCAGCACCTTGCATTTGCAAGTCCTGGAACGGGGTCCAGTAATCGCCGCTGGAATACATTGAACATTTAATTGGCAGTGCGTTTGCACCTTCCGGCAACACTACTTTCCATTCGATAGGTGCTGTGTTAGTCTCTTGCATTTTCATTTGCTCCTGGGTTAGTTGTATTGTGTCGTGCATTAATAGCTCAGCGTGCATACCACGCAGCGAGCTGTCTTTGCTTATAATACGAGCGCACAGCTGCCCTAAATCTTGTATAGGCTCCACGATATCCGTACCGTAGTAGTGCTGCGACCACATCAAACTCAATGTGCTCTTGCAGTTTCTGCGCGGCATATTCTGTATACTCCCGGTACGTGGTGAGCACCACCGTAGAGTCCTGCTTACGAACTCGGAGGAGTCTACGCTCAACTGGCACGATTTGCTTGAGTTCATTAGGAACCTCTTTGAATGTTTCCCAAGTGCAGCCGCACTTGCCTTGCGTTTCCAGCAGACGCCAGCACAGCAGCGCTGTTTCGTCTACTGTGAGCATACGCTATCCTTGAACACCACGTTGCGGGCCACTAGGGTGCTCGCGTTGCTTGTAATTATCCCGCCGACTGTATGGGCGGATAGCATCCACCGCTTCAAATACCTGTTGTAGTGCTCAGCCCGCCAATGCAGCCCGGAGCAAAGCGGCACCCGGTACAGCAACCCACTTGGGCGCCTGTACACATCATACTTAATCATACTACACCCCTTACATTAAACCGGACGCAGTAGCCGCGCAGAGTCATACCCAGGCGCTGCGCTTGCCGCTCATAGTGCTGGCGCAGTGCTGCCTTCGCGCTGTACTCTCGCGCCAGCCCGTCAATAGTTTGTTGCTGCTTACGCATAAGCAGCGTTTCAGGACTCTTTCCGTACATGCTTACCTCAGATATCGTTGCTGCTTACACCATCCACGGTCAGCGTTACCGCGGCGTTAGGTTCTTGCTCTTGCACTGCTTTGAGTACGCGATCACCCAGCTCTTTGCACCCACCCTCAGGGTTCTCAAATAGGTCATACTCAGGGCGCGGCTGCTGAATCGGCCGCCCCTGCTCTTGCTGCTGAATCTGCACGGTGCAGTACGGCACCGGGCTGTTTACGTCATTACCCAGCACCAACATAGCGCTGGTAACGATGATGTTGATGATGTTAACCATAAAGTTGTCTCCAGTCGTTGATACTGCCAAGATTCACGGCGTCCAGCACAGTGCGGGCAGCCATTTCGGTGTAGGTATCCACAAATTCTAAAGGGGATTCCTGATTAGTATCTCTGTCAGAGAATATAACCACAGTGTAGTTGTACTCATCGCAGGTTTGGTTGCACCACAAATACCAGAGTTTATGCTCTGGACACAAAAGTATTGCCTTCATACGAAACCTCGCACACCAGTTGCATTCACATAGCGCCCCGTAGGACGCTATAGGCTTGCTACTACACCAGTTGGAAACCGTAACCTAGACGGGTAACTACTACGTCCCCGTTATCGTCGGCATCAATCCACAATTCATCGTTATTGAGTACAGGAAAACCGTGAGGGTCTCGCTCGCCTAGCTCTGGGCGACGCGCGCTGTAAGTCTTGCCGGGGGTCAGGTCGCGGTGCACTGCGCGAATTATGAAACTCATATCCAGCTTTGCGGAATCCGGGACGTACTGAACCTGTAAACGGGTTGCCATAGTGTTTCTCCTGTTAGTTGGCATGATTGCCCTCTAGGGTACTCGTTAGAATACCCTATGAGAAATCACGCTATACATTGTCCCCTAAACCCAAGTAAAACCAAGGGCTATAGCGGGTATCTGCAGGGCTGTCGAAGGCGTCAGCATCGTTGGCCGCAGGGCACAAGGCCCACCACTTGATAGCCTGGGCTGCGCCAGCACCTCCACCTTTACCCGGGCAATCGTCACGAGTACAGCGGCCCGGCTCGCCGCGGTAGAACCTACCACAATACTCACACTTGAAGATGGGCATCATTTGAGCACCTCAGTTGCATTCAGCACGGCGCGTACATCCACGCCCTGCGATACCAGCATAGACACAAGCTCAGAATCACTTACGCCAGTCTCTTTGGCCTTCTTAATGGCGTTTTTAACGCGCCCCAGAGCCTGCAGGCGCACTGCATCGGCATCCAGTGCGTCATTCTTCACCTGCTCTGCTTCGGCAGCGTACAGGGCCATACAGGAGCTATAAAAGCTGGCTACAATCACTTCACGACCCTGCTTGTCAGCTTGTTTATAGTCCAGACGCATAGTGTCCAGTTCGATGCCCAGCTTCTCAGCCGACGCATAGCACTTCTTCGCGTGGAATTCGTACTTGCCGGACTCTTTGTTGAACTTGATAGGCAACAGCGTACGCAGCACCATATCAAAGTCAGCGGCATCGCTGCGCTGCATATCCGTAGCCCATGAGACGTTGCTGCTAATCAGTCCGTGAAAGAGCGCGCTGATAGTGATGTTGCGCTTTGCTTCCACTACATCGCCCAGCGCTTTACGAATGCTGCCAGCGGCGGTGAGCTTGAATACTTTACCAGTTGAATGAGTCATGATGCACCTCGTTGATTGGTTGTTTACTTGATGAATTACTTCACATAGCACCCCGTAGGATGCTATAGGCTGTAATCCTACTACAATTAACCTTCGCCGTAGCCAACCATGGGCGCCTCCTTATCGACCTTTGAACTGACTGTTTACGCTAGGGTAGCCCATCGGTTGCTTGCTGCTGCCCTCTGTTTTGGTCTTACCGCGTACATTCGTACTGAATGTAGCGGATTGCTTTGTCCGCATATACCCTGCGCGGTTCAGTGCATCCCGGCGCTTTCTCAATTCAGAACCAGATAACTTCTCCAGCCCAGCGAATTGTTGCGCTAACTTCTCACGATATTTCATTGTGTGCCTCTCAAAGTTAATGATTAACGCCCTAGCAGTATTTAGAAGGACGCTAACTCTTAACCTTGTTACCCACTGCACTACCGTGGAACCTGTGGTTCAGGTCTCGGCGCTATTCTTTTAAGGGGCAGCGCCTCAGCGCCCCAGCCGTTTGTCGTCTCAGCTCTTGACGTTACATCTTTGCTACTGCTGATTGTCTAGGATTGGTCGTCATCGTACCAGTCAAGGTACTGGGCCTCCCCGCAAACCAGCTTACTACGTTGTTCGCTATCTAAGTTACTCAGTGAATCCGAACTTGTCAAGCGTTTATTTCTTGCTACCTTGGGAGCCTGTTAACCTCCCCCGTGAGCTGTAGCCCCTCAGCGGGCGACTCTCTGGCTCCTGCCTTGCTCCACCACGGTGGGACACTTGCCGGGCCAGTCACGCCCTTGTTGGGTTGTAGTACCCTTCCGAACTGCTACCGTGGGAGCCGGTAGCGACCCTTACTGCTTACTGCTGGGATTCAATCTAGCTTATGTCCTTCGCGGCGTCAACTCTTTTTATTCGAGTATCTAGCCCTTCGCACTATCTAGCTTTAATCCGGCTGAATCTCCCGACTCTGCCCCGGTTAGCCTAGCTAGTCGCTAGTGCCTCCCGGTGATTGAACTATAGACCCATTGAACCAAAAGAAGCAAGTACTTTTTTAAACTTTTTATCTCTTAGAGCAAAAAGGGTAAGCAGGGCAAATACTTAGAGCTGCACTTAGAACCGTACTAGGGATAGCTCTAGGGGTAGCTCTAGCCACTACTAACCATACTGCATAGTACTGCATAGAGCGTAACGTAGTGACGTAACGTAAGTGAAGGAACGTAGTGTAGCGTAGTTAATGCTTCCCTCCCTACGGTCGGTCATACAGGGCATTACTAGTGAGTACTAGTGAGTGCATAGTGAGTAGTAGTGTATATAGTGCCCTAAACCCCTCCTACTCCGGTTACTTCATTTCACAATAGCTTTCGAATGAAAGTAAGAGCAAAGGGATAGCATCGGGATAGCGCTGGGATAGCGGCAGAGTGTGGAAGTGCGCCCTAGTGGGGAGCGCGCAGCGTAGCATAGAATCAGCACAATGTAAAGCACTTTGGATAGCCAGTGGATAGCCTAGTGCGTACTAGGGATAGCACTGTGCTGCACTACAGCGCACTAGCTGGCCCACTACTGGCCCCACTACGCAGGCACTAGGCAGGCCCGCAATGGACGCACAAAATAAGCAAGGCAGAGCGCACCCCTATGGCCCACAGGGAGCGCACAGGGATAGCCCTAGTGCCCCATAGAGCGCACAGGAGCCACGCAGAGCCACGCACAGGGATAGCCATAGGGTAGCACTAGCGATAGCCCTAGCGCAGCGCAGAGAGCCACTGAGAGCGCCATAGAGGCACTGGCAGGCACTGGCGCGCACTG